CGGCATTTCTGCCCACTTATTAATATGTTTTAGACACATGTCCATTTTTTACGATTGCAAATATCATTAATGTTACTCGGAGATATTCTAAATATTTTTGCTAAAAGATTCTGCTTCACTCTCAATTTATTAAGACGTCTTATCTCAAGTACTTCGCATTTGTGAAGTTTACTCTGTCCATTTCTCTCTCCCGCACTACTTGTGCCATGCCTTATTTTTCTTCGTTCATTATCTGTATGGCTCTCCCAAATTAGATTTTCAATTCGGTTGTCGAGACGATTGCCATTTAAGTGAGATGATTCCATTCCCTCTGGGCAATCTCCTATAAATGACCCTAAAACTAATCTGTGAACCAAAAACGTCTTTCCCTTACCGTTTTTGTATAAGTTTATTTGCAAGCGCCCATAAGGACTTTTTGTTGGATTAAGCAATGTCCACTCCCCACTCCATTTGCTTCTTATTCTTCCTTGATTAGAAACTTGATAATTTTCGTAATCTTTAACTTTCTTCCATTTATTCATATTACCTCTAACAAAATAGCACTGATTAGGATTTCTTAGCGTCTGTTTCTGTCAGGAAGTGGGCGCTCTAATCAGTGCTACTCTGTTAAGAAACAAACACCCAACCACCTGACAAGATCATTATACCATACATTTTAGTTGTAATATTATTGGTTTCATTGAAAAGAAGTGTTTTTTATATAGCGTTATTAACGTGCGTGAGTTAATTGCTCTTGTTTTCTTCCCATTGATTGCAACTGAAGTTTGGTGGCGGTTCAAATATCATAACCTTGTCGCTCCTGCATTGAAATCCTACGGTTACTCCATCATCAAATACTTGCCACCATTTGCAAGTCTCACAAGTGCGATCGCTTTGCTCCAGCCAGTCAGCACACAAGCCAATAATGATACTGTCATAACCGCGTTTGTATGTTGAGTTTTCTGAATCGTCCTTGAACATCTCAACCTGTTCTTTGGTAAACTTCATCACTCCACCTTCACTATAAATAGATTACTTTTGTGAATATAGATCGTGCCGGGTTCTCCGTACTTCTGCCTGTATTCCAATAATGAGCAGCGGATCGCAAACTCTTCTTCTGTCTCATTGTCAGTCTTGGTAATCGTGAAATATGGGGCATGATAGAGTACCATAAGAGTATTATGAGGGAGTTCATTTATTGAATTTATACGTTTGATTTTCATTTCTCCTCCAACTTCTTTATTCTTTTAGCAAGCGCATTTATTGCCCTTACTATAACAAGCTCGTTGTCATCTACATACTGCACGGCATCAATGCCAAGTATTTTCACTGCCGAAGACAGCTCAGCAAATACTTCATCCTCTTCATCAAGTCGCTCCCTTAGCTTATCTTCCCATCCTTTTCCTAATACAAGATCGTTAATCCAGCTCATTTCTCCTCCTTTTGCGCTCTTCCAACGCCCCTCCAATTTGGATTTGCTGCTTCTGTTCTCATTTATTCCTCCTTGTCGCTATGTAACGCTATAACATCTTCTATATCATTGAGTATGTCTTTATATCGCTTTTTTACTTTCCGCAATTCTTGGAGTTCTTGTAACACAGACATTATTGGCACTTGAAAGCTACTGTGACCCCATATCACAGGAGTAATTGCATCATCCTTGAAAATTCTATCTATCAAATACTGCAATCTCTTGTCTGTTATTTTCATCACTTCCTCCCGTGAAACAATTAGTCAATTTTTACTATCCCTGTGAAACATTTTATAAGTTGGGCGGTAGAAACCCCCGAAAGCTACCGCCCTTTAGGAGAAAAGAATTATCCTTGATCTATTTTCTTGAAGAGGTCTGTCAAATCATTAGCAATACTTTCAACCAATACATTAAAATTATCACGAAGTAATCCCACTAATTTTTCTGAACAGCCAAGCTCTTTCGCTAACTCCTTTTCGCTAATATCCCTTCCTATTACCTCATATCTTTCACCATCATAATAAGCAAATCTGGTGTCTTTGACTTCGCCCTCAATCGTTATTTTCTTTTTCATGCTTCCTCTTTTCTATATTCTTGTATCGTTAATATTGCGTCTCGCTTCAATAAATCTCTTTCTTGTTCATCTGCGGTTTGCTTTTTATTCAGCCTTTTTGAAATCCCAGCCATGTGACCTGCCAATTCTTTATCAACCAAACCCATGTACAGGATGCCATCAGAATCTTTTATTGTATTTGCCATTGATAACGCCATTGGGGTATCCAGTTTCTTTGTGGATTTCTTAGCGGGCGGATCTTCTGTCTCTGATTTAGTAACTTCCGCTTCTACAACCCCATTACTTGCCTGCCCCATTTCATCAATAGTATAAAGCCCAGATAGCTCTTGAGGAAATGCTTTTCTTAATGCAAGCGATTCAGCACATTTAGCTAACATCAACGCTGGCATTTTCTTCCACATACCCATTAATACTATTTGATTGTCCTTTTTGTAGGTCTGTTTGTATTGATTCCATGTAGCAACTGCCCATAAAGGTTCTGTAAAGTCTTTCCTTAATACCGCTACTTTAGCAGCAGCTGGAAATTCTGCGGATAGCCATACCTCTTTCCACTCACCGTCTGATCCGCACCAGAACGGGCCAAGCTGTCCCGCATATTTATCCGTTCTTTCAGCAACCAGGCGGAAGCCATCAATACTAACTTGTACTCCCATCACGTCCCGCTTCTCTTTACGATCATATCTCTTGATTGCGTAAATCTGGCGGGAGAACGGGTCTAACCCTGTTCTCTGCGCCTGCATGATGAATAACTGTAACTCATCGTCTGTTGCACCTTTGCATATCGTCCTTTTCACAAGCTCAATCTGTTCATTTGAATACTTTACTAATTCTTTAGTCATTTCGTTCCTCCTTTTCCCATATATCTGACATATTATCTCTTATCATTTTATTATGGTCATCAATAAACAACCTATCACCTGGAATATGTTGCGTACACCATTCTGGAATTTTAGTGTATGGCATTTATCCTTCCTCCATTATTCTTTTCTCTCAATATTCTTCATAACGCCAACTTGGCACAATATCACCCATTAATAGTTCTTCATCTTCCTCCTCTGAATATAATTCTTTCTTGATCTTTTTCAGTTCATTATTCAATACCGGATAATCTTCAAACCTTGTACTGTGGTCCCTGATTCCCCTCATTACAATCGTGTCAATCAATTCTAATTCCCGTAACTGCATTTCTTTTCTATCCATCTTCTGTATGCCCGCATGATTCACAATGCCAAACCCAGCCCAAATCTTCTTCAATATATTCCCCTGCCTGGATGGATTGATTGACCCCAAGATCGAGCTGGATCATCTGCTTTCCGCATTTACAGGTTGCCTCTCGGGTTCCATCTTCATGCTGAACCATTAATATTGATTTAGTTTTCATCATTTTACCTCATAGTATTTGACTACTTGGCTTCCGGCTTTTCTACTATGCTTTTTCCGCATCTTGAAATCAATAGAGTTCATTGGAGAACCTGAGCAGATAACCTTTCGTCTAAACTTTCGTACAATCGTCTTCGCAGGATAGACAACACTATTAATCACACGTCTTGGTAACGATATTATTCTGTCTTTTCCCGTTGGTAATTTGTCAAGTAATACTGTTTTCATTTCTTCCTCCTCTTTTGTTATACTATTAATTGAGTGGGCCATCCCGTTTTGGATTCGATAAGTTTCTTCTGTAAACAGGATTATATTCCTTCTCGATGATCCGCTCCAGTTCTGCAGTCATTGACCGGTGCCCTTCTTTTGCAAGTTCGCGGAGCATGTCCTTATGCTCCTGGCTTAGTGAAAACTGGCTTCCTTTTTTCATTTTCATTTCTCCTGATTTATTTGTTAGTCTAATACAATTATACATACTTATACATATATGTCAAGTACTAATTTAGACTTATTAAGGTTAAGGAATTATGTTGAAATCCACCCAAGATGTGATAAAATAGAAACTGATGCAGGATCGTTTTCAGTCCTGTATCCCTCCTTAGGAGGGCGCTTCATTCGCCCTCCTTTCATTTAAAACAAAACATAATCCCGCCGTAACGGGACTATGTCATCACTGTCGATCATTCAGCGATTCAATTTATTATACTATAATTTGGCAAGTAAATCGTGAATAAAATTCGATCCTTTGCTCACAAGCATACCGGTAATTACATAGCCAACTTCTACCCATGCAAAAGGAATGCCAGCCACTTCAAAGATGTTTAACTTTGCTCCAAATGCAAGCGCAATCCCAATCACAAGAGCTACAATTAAATCAATCTCAACTGGTACTTCCCTGTTCTTTATGATCGCATCCAACCACACATAAAGAGGTTTTATAATCTCTACGATGGTCTCAACCAAAAGTGCTACTAATCCAAATACTAATGCTGCTTCACCCATATTATCTCCTTTCAGCTAATCAATAGCCAATGTTATTTCGTGCTTTAGTTCTTCATTATACCAATAAAATCTTAACCAGGCTGCACCACGAGGGCGCGGACTTTTACCCGACTCAACCCAATATCCTTCGTACCCATCTTGGTAATCATCTGAGTATGTTCCCAAATTCAGATACCTACAATTATACGGCGTGATCTTTCCTTTCCGATTCAGCTTGATTTTCTTTATAGGAACATCCCAACTATCGTGAGTATGACCCATAACAACAAAGTCAGCACCTTCTACATAAACGCCAACTCTCGCAGTTCTGATCACGCCTCTTGTAACTTCACCGCCACCGCCGGATCCATGAAAATACCATAATACTCTTCTTATCCTTTCCTTGCCTCGTTTGAATTGGAATCTGACCCAACCACTGTATCCACCTAATTGAATCTTTGCTCCTGGTTCTTCGTTCATCTTACCAGCCAGTAAGCTCATTGTGTCTATGCTGTTATGCTTCTTGACTGCCTGGTCGTGATTACCTCTGCCCAATAAAACAAACCGATCAGCATAAGGTTTTAATTGTTTGTGTGCATCCGTAACAATTTCACCCAAGTAGTTATCAAAAAGATATTCAGGGCGCATATTACTAAAGTTCCTTCGTGGATCAAAACGCCCTTGCATCATATCGAAGAAGTCTCCTGTGTCAATAATATGTGCATCTCTTTCCTTCGCCTGTTCTAAGTGCTGGAACATTAGTTTTCTATCACACTTGATTGAATCCCAGTGTCGATCTGAGCTGAGGAGAAACCATTTCTCCCAGCCTGATTTTACGTCATCCATTTGCAAGGTAAGAACATTCCTGCTGTTATGCGAGATTTCCATTACTCTCCTATTCGATTATTAAAGTTCAGATAATATTAAAGTTCAGATAATATTAAAGATACTCCCGGCTGCCATCAGTCCATTGACAATACTAAGTATTATTGCCATTTTCACCTCTGATGCCATTTTCTTTTTTTCTCCACGTTCAGACCACATAGTTTTGGTTTTGAATTGGATGCCTCCTTCTTCGCTGTGATTGTAAATATCATTTCTAACCTCACCGATCTTTTTACCTTGCTCAGTTATTAATCCGAGATGCGATACAAGTTTTTTATCAAGCTGGTGGATCGCCTCTAATAAGTCCGCGTTATAAATTCTTTTCTCACCGGTCATGTATTACTCCTTTATGCCCTCCGGCTATTATTGTTCCTTTATGTATTTCTCGTCCGCTGAAACATAAACGATTCTTTCCGGCACCTTTATTGGTTGCCAGGTTATCCCGCTTGCTTGTTCATAAACCTTATCACCTGCCTTGTCGTATAGTTCACCCTTCCTGACAATAACTGAATGAGTCCTTGATTCAAAGACCGGTTCACTCCTGCCCCACAACTGATCAACTAAAATTAGTACATCTTCTGTAGGTGTAACTGGCAGTTGTATCCCATCTCCTTTTATATATTTATTGAATGCTGTAGAATCCCCATTGAACCAGTTGAGATCCATGTATTTAGAATTCCCCCCATAAGCCACACAATCCGCCGTTGATGTGTATTGCCAGAATGTGAACGGCACTCCATCTGCAGCCCAAACAGATGGCATTCTCGGTTGTGAAGCAGAGGTATAATTAGCAACCCACAGATGATAATTCAACGCCCATAATTGGCTGTTGTGATTCGGTCTCCCGTTCCAATATCCCTGAGAGGTGTAAATAATCGGCCTTATTCCTGACAACCGCTCTACCTCATTTAGGAATCTTTTTAGTTCATCGAATGTGGCATTACCGTGATAAGTAGTACCTTCAAAATCTGCAACAGGCGGAAGTTCACCTGGGTCTTTTTTCCATCGGTTTACAAACCGCCTTGCTATTTCTTCCTGTTTCATCCCGTGAAGCGGCCAGCCATAGCACCCTCTTGGAATTCCTACCACTTTTGCTCCAGCCCAATTACGGTTAAATTCACCATCTTCCGTGTAGCCGAACATAGCACGAATGAATGAAAACTTAATCCCTTGAGACTTGGCTCTTGTCCAGTCCATTCTACCGTTGTGATGTGAGACATCGTTTCCTTTTATCATTTAATCCTCTCTTATGTATTTATATCTGGCTATAAATCTACCTGAGCTACCTGCGCCACCTACATTGTTTCCTGACCCTCCGCCTCCTGCTCCAAAGTTTGCTGTTCCAGCAACTCCGTTACCGCCGTTATTTCCAGCTCCGCCTCCGCCCGCTCCTCCAGCACCAGCCCCATCCACCCCCGAACCACCACCGCCACCGCCATAATCCACCGCACCACCAGTAATATCAAAAGAAAGCCCATCTCCACCGTCCCCGCCTTCTCCGTTCACTGCCTGAACGCCATTTTCCCCGACTTCTTTTGTGCCACTGCCACCCCCACCGCCAGCGTCTCCGACTATGTCACCCGTAATAGACCTGCCACCAGCGAAGCCGTCTCCCATAATACACCGTTCCCCGGTGTCAGTAATTCGAGTAAGTCCGTTAGCGGTTGTAGTACCTCCAGACGTTGTATCTCTGCCACCGCCACCGCCACCACATCCACCTGCTCCGCCAGAGTCTCTAAAATCTCCGCCATAACCACCACCGTCCGCAGTAATTCCTGCGAATGTGCTATCTTCACCAACAACGCCTACACCATCTCCAGCGGCAGGGCCTCCTGCACCACCAGCACCGATAACAATGGCTAATGCAGCAACATCGACCCACATAACCCCACTTACGAGTTCTCCTGCCCCACCACCTCCTGACCCGGCATCTGCTCCGACTGTCCCTTTTCCTCCTCCTCCACCACCCCCTGCAAGTAATAGAAATTCAATATATCCAGGCCGTATAACGTTGAGTGTATCATCGCTTGTAAAAGTATGAATTTTATAATCACCCGTATAGGTGATTGTTCCTCCCTCGCAAACAGGAGCAGACAAATCTAAAAGATTTCTTCCTCTGTTTCCTCTAAGAGAAAATGCTGAAAGTTTATTTATGCTCATGTAATCTCAACTCCGAACACGTTAAAGCTCAAGTTAGTATCGCTTGCATAAACACCAACGATTTTTGTTGCTTCTAATGAAATTCCCAAAGTCAAAGTAATTGTATCGTTTGCACCTATTTCTGCGTCATAGACGATATATTCTTCGTTTGCTACTGCACCTACATTATCTGTAATTTCAACACGAAACATATTAATTGCGCTTTCTCGGTTGCAAATAACGATTGTTGAAACAATCGCAGATGTTGCACCAGGTACGGTGTATGCTGCAGTATGCGTTGTTGCCGCTGGTGCTGATTGTCCTAAAACTTTATATGTATATGTCATTTTTTATGCTCCCATTATTAAATATGAATGTAAATCATCGCTACCGCCACCACCAAACGCCATCCACTTAACTAATGTTTCATCATAAACCAGGAAAGCAAAGTCGTGAGAATCATCAAGCGTAATATCAGCGTTTCCATTGCACAGGATGTTTCCCTGATTATGCCTGACTACTATTGTTCTATTGGTATGATCAGGTCGGAGTATTAGAATAGACCCTTCCCCAATATTGCCACTGATTGTGATTGTGTCCAGGTTATCACTTGCTGCATCTGCCAAAGTATCTACCGTGTGATAGTTCTGAGTTACCGTGATTGCTCCCGCAGCATCAATGGTTAATTCGGTTGCTTCAACAAATGCGAGCGTATTCCATATCTTCTCTTGGTTGGTTTGTAATGTGTTGACATGCTCAGCCATAACGTCATCTACATTATCTACTCTCGGTGTCAGTGCTAATGTACTTCGTGCCATCTTATCTCCTTATGATCCTGGTATTGCCCATGCTGTTATTTGTGCATTTAATATCACACCTTTTGTTACTGCGCCTTCGCCGTATATTTGTATGTCGCAGTCCATATTTCCAGCCGCGCACGCTTTCATGTGCGTTACCGATACCGCTTCTTGATACTGAGTCGTTTCTTTTATTTGTATGCCATCTCCACCATGAGCATCAATACGAGTTCGGATAGCCGCAAAGTCTCCGCCTGCGTTTGAATTTAGGTTACAAGTAACTTCCGAATGAACTACACATGGCACGGTCAGGGTTAATGTAATAGTTGAATTCGGTACGGTTTGATAAGCTCCTGCCGACCCTGATGTCCAGTCAGCTACCGTCAGCTCTTGCCAATCTTCCATGATCCCACGATACGCTGGAGCAGTTGCTCCAGCGTTCACCGCTGGTACTTGCCCTGCCGTTCCAATAGCCAACCATGCAGGAGTTGCCGCACCGTTATTATAGAAAAGTGAACCAGCCGCTCCTGCCGCAGACCATGCAGGGGCAGCTCCAGAAGATTCCATTATCCCGCCATCCGCACCAATAGCCAAGACTGCTAAAGCATCCACCGCAGACCTGTAGGCTATATCACCATTGGCAGCATACGGCCAGTGAGCCGCTTCATTGTCTTTCCAATAAGTATTCCCATGGGCAGCAGTCACCAGCATGTTGGTTACATAGAGAGGAATTGCTGTGCGTGCCATCTAAGCCTCCCCCATTCTTTTATGGTAATTTCTTAAGCCAACACTAATTTTTCTTTTTGTCTCTTCAGAAAACTCTCTACCAGTTGCAGCTATTCGCATTTTCTCTTTCGTTTCCTCTGATACTTTTCTTCCCCATGGTGCTATTTTTGCTTTATGTTCTTCTGTAAGTTTTCTGCCAAGATTAATATTGTTACCAACCATCCTGTTACTTCTTTTTTCTCTTAGTTCTTCACCAGCAGCAGTATCCCAAAATCTTGACCATGCCAAGCTCATATTCTTTTTGGTTTCTTCTGTGATCTTTGCTCTTGCCAGCCCCCCTTTACTGATATTTCTTTTATGCTCCTCTGTAAATGGTTTACGCTTCTTCCCTTTAGCCGCCTTGCTCAACTTTTGTCGAGTTTCATCAGAGCAATTAGAGCTTGCTATGCTCATTTTTCTTTTGGTCTCTTCAGTATGCTTATATCCTAACGTGTTACCAGCAACCGGACATATATTATATTCTGGCATAAATTTATCTATGAGTAATTGCTCATAGACCAAAACACTTTCTTTATCACAATATAAAAGAGCGTGAAATTCAAAGCTCTCTTTACCGTGTTTATTCCAAGCATTCTGTAAATGAGGATTACAATGGCAACTACGATTTAACAAGCTTTTGTGCTCTCTAAATCTACTTCGTAAATCCACAGAGCTACCAATATATCTATAGGTATTTATTTTATTTCTAATTTCATATACTCCGCTACGAGCCATCTTTCAACCTCTTCTCAGTCTTTGCTTTTATAGACTGATTTTCCTTGCGCAAGTCTTTCACTGTCTCACCTGGAATCCAGCTTCTTGATAAGACTCCTTTTTCATCTATTATAGCAGGGCAGGCATTTACTGTTCTTTCAATCATGTGCGTGCCACCCTTTACAATAACAGGTCTTTTCAGCAGCACGGTTTCAATGTCTTTAATTTCCTTCTTGGATGGGAATATAACTTTTCTTGGTTTACCATGATTCGCATAATTACCGCATGAGCAGCAGTAGAATATAGGATCATCCGGAGTTACTGCTTCCGCTCCACCGCATTCACACTGAGCAATCCACTGTCCGAAGTTTACTTCTGCATGAACAGGTTTTCCAACAGGTTCACAGTCCACAAAAGGAGTTTCCATCACATTCCGCTTCATCATCTCTGCGCAAATATGCTGATAGCGTTCTTTCATGGTCTTATGTCTTTCCCTGAATAGATAATCGTTCGCGTTTATTATCCGCATTTTAGTATTCATATCACCATCCTAATATTGTTCCTACTCCTAATAAGTCCACACCTAATCGCCAGAATTCACCGCCGCCCACATCATAGGTCGGCTCGAATTGAAGTTCTGTTCGTACTAATTGCCCTGATTTATCCAGCCATTTATGCCTTATTTTACTGAGTTGAAAAGCCGTGTCAATTCCCCATGTATTCAAGTCTAATGTAACCTGGTCAAACAATTCAAGATCAAATTGAATGGTTGGTCTATCTTCTACAAATCCTTTAGGAAATATGGGGTTAGCCAGCATAAAACCACCCAAGAAAGTCGAGAAGTCTCGCGCAACATTCGTATCTTGAAGCCATGCAAGGTCTAAGTTAAACGCCTTTGGGTTTGTTAAATATCCTTCTCCCTCACTAATTATCTCTGCCACATCAGGAGACTCAATCGGCTTTCCTCTGACTTGTAAAAGAGTTAGATACCCTATATTAGCATTATTATTCGTTATTGTTGTTTTAGATGTTTCAGCAAAGTCAGAAAACGAAACAGTACAATCTCCTGTAATATTTACTCCGCCGCCATCTTCCTGTGTGTTTACCGTCCAGTCGGTATTTGCTAACGGAGTAACTATATCAATAGCAGGCACATCGTTTCCATCGTAAGTATGATATGCCCAAACGGTGTAAGAATCTCCACTTCCGCTAATAGATGGTATCTCGTTCAGTGTCCATATAACCTGTAATGCTTGCTCTACTTTGGGATATGCTTGAATGCCAACAATATTCCTGGTAAACTTTCCTGGTTGTGGGATGCTAATGTCTTTTAATAATTCATCTTCTGTGAGTGTTGTTACCGGAGCAACATCTCGATGACGGCTGTAATAAGTCAACTTTCCGTCCCTTGCTACAAATACAAAGCCCATTCCTGCTTCCGATAAGCTCTCAATCTCACCCTTAGCTTTTACCTTTGGTGCCCACCAATAGTCAATGTTATCCGGGCCAACATCTAATGCTCTGCCCCAAATAGTAGGCCATGCCACATAATCCAGTATTGCTCCAATCGCTGTATCAGCGGTTATATCTTCCTGAATTGCTGCCCGTACATCCGCTTCCTGAAGAAAACTCCATGCACCTTTTATGATAAGATCAACCGTTCCTCTTCTTCCATAAGGAATCATCTCGTCAAGTTTTCCAGTAAATACGGGATAGTTTTCTCCTGCCGTTCCGTTCTTTACTTTAATCTGTACTTTCTTTCCTGACTCCAAATTTCCGTATAAAGCACCCGCGGCATTATAAGGATCATACCTGCCAGTGTCGTTATAGAGTCTGATCACCGCCTCTCCGATGGGCATTCTTTCAAATCCGTCTGCTTTAGGTCTGATGTAATAATCTCTTCCTCTTGATGACTGGAAATCATAAGCGTAAGGCGCTTCATTCTGCCCATCAAATAAGTCGTCATCATCCCAATCAACTTCCATACTCCATAATAAGTTAGTGGTAGTAGTAACTCCATATTTAAAAGTAGAATACTTGCTTGGCGTTGATCCCCAACCGTATTTCGTCATACTGCTTGCCTCATGGCACTTAGAATAATTGGAGTTAATACCCTTTCGGCATTTGCCATATCAGATAAGGATACAACCGAGTGCATGTGAATTGTTATATTAGCACCACCAAGTTTATTATTAGGCGTGATATATCCAGAATTACCCCCCATAGTAAGCATTTCCGGCCCTCTTTCGCCTACAAGATAACTACCGCCTGCTGATACAGAGCCGCCTGATGCACGACCCCAATGATAAGATTGCGCAGTGGTAAGAGCAACAGGTGCTGATGGGCCAGCATACGCTGCACCTGTAATAGAAACAGTCGGTAGATTTCGAGACGATACGCCAAGTGCGGTTCTTGCTGCAACAGCATCCGCAGCTAATCGCCCTAATTCTACACCAGCATTAATAAGAGACTGAGGAATTTTTATGTCTGGGATTTTAATCTCTGTTCCAAAAACCGTATTAATTATATTTGCAATATCTGTCAATATGTTATGTATGCCAATTTTCAAATTGAACATAACTTCTAAAACATTGTTTTTCATATTGGCAAACCACAATTTTACGTTAGTAATAACCACCTCGATTCCAAGCCAAACATTATGGATTGCCCAGCCAAATCTCTTTGTTGTATTCATAAAATCTGTATTGGCTCTATCCATCCAGTCTCTTAGATTTAGAAACCACCCGTCAATTTTTGAAAACTCTTTTCCTACGTCATCAGATGAAGCATCACCGCCCAAAGCAATCTCCCAAGCTCTTTCCCAGTCTTTGGATAGTAATGCTGTCAATACCCCAATCACCCCACTCTCTTCATCTCCGATGATCTTTTCAAGTCCATCAAGTAAATCGGTTATCCCCTGCTGAACTTCTGGATTGTCCCATGCCTCCAAAAGTTTTTCTGTTATAGTTTCTAATACTGGGCGCAATCTGTCACCAATGGAAACCTTTAGATTATCTACATTAGCCTTCAATCTTGCCATGTTAGCGGCAGCACCCTCACCTTGCTCGCCTACTATCTTCATTGTCTTTGCACCTTCTTCCATTGTGGCAGTCATAAAGGCGGTTTCACGAGTCATTCCCGCTTCAGCCTCCATGAGTTCTAAAATACGCTCACGTACTTTTCCTGAAGAGATACCAAAGTTGTCAAGTCTGGGGATGGATTGATTCGCTAACATGAGTGCAAATGCTTCTGCGGAATCTGTTGCAGTCATACCCATAGCAGATCCTAATTGCGTTGACATCTCAACCAATTTCGCTGACTCTTCAGATGTATCCGCAAGTCCCATAGCCACAAGTTTGTTGCTTGCTTGCATGAGGTCTGCGTCATTCAACATGCCACGAGAAGCGACCCGAAGGTCTTTTATCATTATGTCTGAGTTCTCACCTATGCTATCAGAAAGGGAGTCAAATGTCTTTCTCAGCTTCTCAACATTAGCAGATTCTTTTGCCAAATCATAAGCTACTTTTCCGATAACAACACCACTTGCTATAACAGCAGCCCCAGCAGCGGCAGCACCAATACCCAACTTCTTAATAACACTATCAAGCCCCTTCATTTTCTTAGAGGCTTTGTCGGTTGCTTTTATGACAACTTCAATTATGTTTTTACTTGCCATGCGCTTTTAGCCATCCTCTTAATCGGTAGTACCACTCTTCAGTACACTCTTCCTCAAACTGCCATGGAGACATATTACATTCATCCGCCATCATTTTAGTAATCACCCACAATGGCACCTTTGCAACTAATCCTTTTCCGATGGCTCTGATTTCATTGATGGTTTCCCAGTCACAGTAGGGTTTCCTTCACCTTCTTCACCCTCTTCTGTTTCATCTTCTTGTTTGCCAATTATCGCATCTATCATATTGTTGTAATCTTCTTCGGTTGCATCCCATAAGGATTCTTTGGCTTCTTCCCTATCTTCTGGCTCAGTAATAAAGTTCACAAGGAAATCAACCATTTTGTCAATCCATGCAGAATCAGACACATCAAAGTCTTTTAACTTCGCTCTAAATTCCAAACTCTTTTTTAGACGCCTTAAATATCCAGGCGTTTGCGGCGTTGGTGCTTCAAATACCAGCTTCTTCATTTCGGTCCTTTCGATTATGGTAATGTTGGAAGCGAATCTGCTACTACAATAATCGTGCAGTATTTTGCTTCGGTTGTGTTGTATTGTCCTCTGAACATTACATCTACAATATCGTTCCCATTATCTTCGCCAATCTTTTCAAACTTCTCATACTGCCCAGCAAGGTCAATGTTTAGTGTCTTATGGGTATAAGCTCCAGCGGTTGCTAACGCCGATCCTTCAACCTTTATTCTGATCAACCGCCCTGCATGACCACCATCTTTCCATAACTGCTTTTCGTCAGATGAATCACCGTTCCATTCAAGTGTCATACTAAGTCTGATAACTGGATTAACTAATGCCGCTCTTGGGAAGTATAGCTGTCCACTTGCAGCGGGCCTTGCCTGAATGCCTGTTTCAACATCAAGATCAAATCCCATCAGTAAAGCAGTCATAGCACCATCACCAAATGCTCCGGTATCTGGCCCAATAGATAATGCCGCTTTAGAGAATAAAATATCTTCTACGTTTGGAAGTGCTGCGCTATCCGTGAAGTCCTGTTGGATAGTACATGCTTCAGCAGCCTGAACTGATAGCGTATCACTTACCGTAAGTGCATCATCCGTAGTAACTGTTACTGTTTTCAGACCGTTGTTATTAGCAATAGTCGCGCCCTCAATCCTAACATTACATCCAACTGGAAACGCTGGAAGTTGTCCAGCAACAGTAGGGGTAATGATTCCAGGAGGCCCAGCGGCAAATGCTGCGTCTGCTAAAGCAACCTTATTCCGTTCTGCCTGCCGCCCTTCAAAAGTGCCACTGACCATTATTGGTAATTTAGGTCTGCCAGATAGCTTGAAACTTCTCAAAAAACAGTATGGCAGGATTTCCATTTCCTCATTATCGCCAGCTTCAATAGCGAATGTCTGAAAGTCATTAACGGGTTCGATGTATGAGAATGGGTAAGTATAAATATCTCCAGTGCCGCCATCCGCCACCGCTGTATTATGAAGCAACACGCCAGCAGTCAGGTAATAAGGTAGTTGCTCAAACGTAGCAGGGTTTTCCTCAATGTCTAATACCGCAGACTTGTAAGGATTGCTTACACGTTCAACATCTACCAGATAACCAATATCTTCATCAGGGAAGTGCATCACCCGTTGGTCATCAACCGTACCAGTACATCGTAAAACAGCCGTAGACAGTCCTATTGTGCCTTTAGTTGCAGTTGCTTCTTGGAATAACTGTATTCGTCTTAATCTTTTAATCCCGCTCATTCATCACCTCGCTTTTATTTTCCTTTCCGCCTAAGCTCATTTTGTTAGCTTTGGGCATTGGTTTTTTATATACACCATTCATAATCAGATAATCTTCTCCGCCGTATTTTTTAACTTCATCAACTGTTAGATTTCTCGCAGGTATTCCGCGAAGAGATCCACTAACATGAACCAATCCTATTTTCACCATGCTCACCTCTTTATATTGTAATTTTGCCCTTGACATCCAACTCCATTTGCCATCCAATTGTGCCCGTCCCGGCATATTCCATAAAACCGAATGTACCTCTTAGGTCTGTGAATGTGTCCACCGAGTCGCCTATTCTTGGGTCTGCAATCAGTTTTTCATGTATCTGTATTCTGTACGGCAATGCAGCTTTATAAGCAGTTGGTAAGTTCTGCCTTGTTAGATGTATTTCAATGACAATCGTGTCAATACATTCGTCCCAATCCTTAGTGCCGCCCAATGTCTCAAACTCTTTAATATAAACAAGTGAGAACGGGTACTGGTTAATAGCTTCAGGCGGGCCAACCGGTGCAGCTTTAATATCAGCCGCAATAGTCTGCACCATCGTCTGAATGTTAGTCAGAGCAGTTTCAAGGTCATAACTCATATTAGATAGTAACCTTTCTTAAATAATCCACAATTATCTGAATGTCAGGATCCATCATTCTTGTGTATTTCAACTGACCCAATTCTGCAATCGCTCCGGTATCTTGGAATCCCTGCTGCCCTCTTTTAAACCAACGAGCGCATTGGATGATCGCACATTGTTTCACATCATCAGGAACAGTAGCAGAATAGCCAAACTTGCCGACTATCACTACTGACTTCTGAAACTTCGGCCAGTAATACCAATCGCCGTTCAAAGTGTCTAACCTGATGAAGTTATATGGCAATCCTTCCAGTAATGAGTTAGCAGGCTCCATAAAATAATCAGTAGCAGCTAATGCCGTCATGTCTGTAATATCTCCTGCTTCTGCTATTGATACGGTTGTAGGAACAGCCGCCATTTCGTTAATGTATAGATCAACTCCTGCCCCGGCAGTAAACCATCTGGTAGTATCCGCGTTCACATAATAAGCACCTGGCTCCCGCTTTGTATAGCGGTCTATTGCCCTTGACGCTCTTGTAGCAAGCAGGGCAATCAGGGCGTCATAAGTGGCGCCCCAGGTACCGTCTGGCATGGCTGCCTTTACTTCTGCGGAAGTGCAATAATCATTAGCCATCGTCTACGTCCTCAAGCATGTCTGAGACATCCCCAGTCCATGCTTCTGGATTGTCCATTATCTCGTCCAGGGTGGCGTGTCTGCCACCCCTTCGGAGTTCTGATTTAATCCCATACCGGCGTTGTAATGCCTTTCTTATTTTAGGATCAACCTCTTTAACTTTCGCCTTTTTACGTGGTTTGGCAGTCTTTTTAACTACTGTTTTGGTAGTCTTTTTAGTTGCTGCTTTAGCCATTATTTACCTTCTCTCTTTATAACGTAGACTTAATCGGCCAGTCATTGTTGCATTCGTTGCTGGCAGAAATTATATTGCCTGCGCTAAGGAATGTAGTTCCAATGATGTTTCCAGCTCCGCTTGCGCCACTTGCTTGTAGTGTTATGCCGCGATTGTTTATGATTCTGGCTAATCCAGATGCATCGTTAATATTCTCTGTGGCGGTGCTGATTACATTATCTTCAATGTACATGAAGCGTTCTGTGTCGCCTGCTCCATCTGTGGTGTCTGCTGCCAATTCAATCCCAGATACTCCACCTTCAATGTGATTACCTTTGATAAGCAAACCACTTGAGTCACCTGTACCGAACTCTATCACTGCATCGGTAAACGGCCCATAGAATGAGCTGTCAATTATTTTTAGGTCAGGAGCTGCTACTGACACAATCGCCCCACCTGCATTTGTAGTTGCACTATCTGCGTCAAATTCACAGCCAACAAACATTAATCCACAACTGTAATGGTCGAGAGTAAACATATCCCCACCGTCAGCCGGTGCTTCAAATCGCATATTGTAGAATCGAGTTCCGTAAGAGCAAGTTGCCCCAGTAGGAACGTGATTCCCAATCAACCCAGCTTTTGCGAACCTATCCCAAGTTCCAACACCAATAACGTCAGTTTTCTGTGCTAATAGCACAAGGTTTTCAGTTAAGGAATCGGCCTTCACATATATTTTATTTCGTGCCGCCCAACCAGCAGAACCGGATGCTATATCAGCGTTAGAAGCCGCTAAAGCAACAGCTAACGTAGCATAAGCTGTTTCGAAACTTTCCCCGCTATTGCCATCGTCTCCTGCATTTCCATCAACGAAGAACTCAGTTCCGCCCCCATCTCCGCCAGGATATATTACCAGGTTTCCTGCTAACCATTTTGAGTATAATCTCATATCAAAACTCCTTTATTTATAGGGGGTATTTCTACCCCCGTTTTGTTAGTCAATAATCACCGAAGGAACGCCATCTCCCTTGTAGCGATTTTCAATCAAGTAAGTTACAGCAACAAGGTTCGCCACATCTGATGCACCAACAACTGCAGCTATGCAGTCGAATCCCGGTAAGTACGAAGGATCAATCTGGAATATAACCATCTTGTTTGTCGCACCAACTGAAAGCGTATATGTTGCCGCATCGGTTGCCTGTGTATAACCGTCAGTGGTGCAATCCAGGTTATACCAAATCGGGAATGTTGCCGTTACAGCAACTGCGTCCGCTTCTGGAGTAACACCAGTCGATTTCATCAGGCTTAAAATCGCCTGATCAGCCGTAGTCTGCTGCATGTGAAATATAACGAAAACCTTATGCGCAGTTTTCATGCTGATATAGTCACCAGTTAATTCACCGGCGTTAGTCTGAGGCTCAAGAGCCTGCACAAGGTCTGCGCCTTGTGGAATTTGTAAATAACTCATAATTTATCTCCTTTATTTGTTAGTCAATGATCACCGAGGGAGGCCCATCACCCTTATAGCGATTCTCAAGTATGTAAGTGCATCCAATGATGTTCAGAATGTTTGAGGCTGCAGCATAACCCTTGATACAATCTAAACCACTGTTAAGAATCGAAGGATCAACCTGGAAGATCACAAACTTTGTTTTTAGAGCCACATCCAGCGTATAAGTTGCTGCGTTTGTTGCCTTCGTCATTCCATCTGAATCGCAATCCAAGTTGTACCAAATCGGCATTTTTTCTGTGATTTGTGCAGCGTCATCTCCAGCAACATTTGTTCCTTCGAATATACTCAACACCGCTTGAGCTGCATGACCTTGCGCCATGTGAAAAACCACAAACGCTCTATGAACAGTCTTACAGCTAATCCAATCTCCTAAAACCGCCGCAGTGTTTACCTGTGGCTTGAATCCGTTAATCAATAATCCGCCTTGCGGAAGTTGTAAATTGCTCATAGTTTATCCTTATCTTGTTTCTAATGCAACAAACGGGCTTAATGTTAGCGCGCTGTTTGCTGGTGTTAATGTTCCTGGCCAGGCTGGTTGTCCATCAGCTCGATATACGAAACGGAATACAGTTTCGTCATATAAGAATTGAACGTGAATACTCTGTGCCTGTTGCATTCCACCTTTATCTATCATCCAGTACTGCGAGAGGTCTGCGAAGATAATATCTCCGAGAGTTCCAACAGTCTGACAATACTCAACAGGAATAACCGGGCGGCCATAAAGCTTTGCATAAGGTGATTCCGATAATCCACCTGCTGGCATATATACTGGAACGCCGGTTGCTCCAACTGCTGTGTACATAGCGTTAAGTTGTGGCTCACAGTCCTGATTTATAAACCATACTGCATCTTTGCGTGAAGGAGCCCACATACGGCTCCACATCTTTACAATGTTTTCACTAACGATAGTGTTTGCATCTTGTCCTGCTTCTTCTTCAACAGTAATAAGTGCTGGGGAATTTATAATCCCAAGCGGCTGTCCTGCGCCCGTGCCATTGATAACTGCATCTTCTAATTTGTAAGTGAACTCCATCTGGAACGCATAATTGATGATAGCTTCTAGTGCTACAGCATCTTGAAGTAACTCATCAGTTGCATAACACAGACCAATCAATTTGTTTAGTTCGAGTAGCAACTGGCCAAAAGTCGGGTTGCTCGCTACCTTTAGTGCGCCTTCTGCTTTCCAATAAGCTTGTACGCCACCCCAACGAGAACCGTCTGCACGACTGCCCTCATCAAGATAGTTCGCCCGCAGGCTGTTTGAGTTTCCGCTAATCGGGAATCGTCTTACACGACCGAGGATTTCGCCCTGAGCAAATGTCAGTTTGAGCAATTCAGCAGCAAAATCTTCCTGAACCAAGAACCCACCATCAGCGGGTACTCCTTCGCTCATTCCTGTTTGCTTAGCTTCCATCAATCGTGGATCAGTATATCCGCCAGCAGATTTTGCAACGGCGGTAAGTTGATCGCCAAATGACTTAAAGCCCATTGTTGGTACAACTTCTTCCTCGCCTGCAGCCATTCCTGGTACTGCGGCTTTAGAACCTAACCCTTTAGTTAGGAATTCGTTTGCAGCATCCAGTTTCTTCGCGGTCTGGAATTTCTTTGTCAAATCTTCCGCTTCTGCAACAAGTGCGCTAATCTCATCAGCAACTTCTGAGGGCATTTCATCTTCTTTGCCTTCCCACTCACCGCTAATAAATTGCGCCTTTGCTACAACTGCTTCCAGTTGATCTCTTAATTTTTCAATATCCATTTTATTATCCTTTATAATGTTCTAATTTGATTCGTAATAAGTTCTAATCTCTTTAGCGTTAGTACAGTGAGTGCAGGATTAGATTTCTCTGTTTCCCACGGCTCGGCTGAAGTCAACAGCTCCCTTAAATTAGTGAATACTAACTCGACCCCGTTCACCCGACTATTGAAGTATCCGGCAAGTCCTCGCTTTATTTCCTCATCGGTCAAAGCTAAGGTTTTACTAATGGCTTCAATAAACTTAAAATCTGGCGGTTCTTTGTCGAATTGTTTATAATGCTCTGCCAGGTGGTCATATACTCCTTTTCTATCAACCTCTGGAATATCACAACCCGGTTTCATCAATTCTGTCATGGAAATAGCCACGCCCTTCCATACTACTGGACCTATCCCACTATCAATTACTTTATGATGAGCAAATTTCAACCCGTCAAAAGTATCTTGTCCAGCATAAGCATAGTGCTCCTTTACTCTGCTCTTTGCAGCTTCTGATAATACTTCCCATCCTTCTTTAGTAAAATCATCAAGCTCTATCGGAACCCACTCACCATCATCTGTACCAGTGTCCTTATATTGGACGGCTGACTTAGATGCAATTGTGGCTGGGTTCATTCCCCAGTTTACGTCTGAGGTATCAAATAACCTCAGTTCACGTAAATTTCTAACTAATAAGCCTTGCCCTTTGATTTCCTCAAAATCATATTTTATAGGGTCATAGGCAAATGACATTTCGTTGATAGCACCTTTTACGATGCCTTGTAGCACTTCTTCTCCGCGCGGAGTATCTAAGTATTCCCGTTCTACAAGCAGTCCGCCAGTAGCTTCAGGGAATTTCTCTTTAATAGTGTCAGTCAACTTTCCTCTTGCCACCTCTTCAAGATTGATAATCGTTGCAATAGGAGGATCACCGGATTTATGCTGCCATAGGTGGCGGATGTGATCCATGCCTTCTTTGATGGTTTTCTTAAACGCACCTTTATAAATCCGATCTGCGCCCAGATCAATGTTGCCAAAGATGGCAGCAAATCCAGTGACCCTTCTGCCGTCAATTTCTTTCGTACTGACTAACGATTTATATTCCATATTTACTCCTAATGTAAGAAATACCTAAAATGAACACTTAATGTTTTTGCCGCTGCCGTTGCACACATTGCCCTGTAATAAATGGTTTCGCCAGTAGGGATTAATGCTCCTCTACATCTTTGTGATTGTACGGTTGATAATTTCTTGTCTTCTGTTAAAATCCTATGCCTGCTAACAATAGTCTTATCATCTCCATAAGCAATCTCAATCATAAATCGAGTATCTATCTGGTCAGTATTCTCAATCAACAATCCGGCGATATGCCCATCATTACCAGCAAAAGCAGTTGATAATGCCGTTGCTCCGCTATCCACAATCTCCGCCCATCCGCTCCATGTGTTTGCATTTGCGTGCGCTGTTAAAGTACAAGTTAGATTAGTAGCCGTTGGAAATATTGCCGTTGTATGGTTTTCATGCTCAACCAATACTTCTGTATCAGCTAATATTGCCGCTATATTTTGAGAAGTTCCAGGTGTATGTACTGTCATACTCCAGCCGTACACTGCTCCGCTGTTCCTACTATTGCTATTGCATTGTGCCCTGTTCTGAATGACGGTCTGTTACTTCCCATAATCTCTCCTTAATAAATAAAGCCCACTCCATGAAGGAGCGGGCAATTTGACGGCTCTTAATTATGCGATCCCGAAGGATGGCTGTCTAAATATTATATCATATATTATACCGTTTTTCTATCCATCTTACAACCTGCAATAATGCCCTGCGCAGCATCTTGAAGAACTCCTCCCATTCTCTGTCATTCATCTTATTATTCTCTTCACCATATTCTCAAAGAATTTATTTACTGCGTCTTGAGCTTTCCTGACAACCGCCTGCAAAGTATACCAACCAGTTGCCGTGTGTGTTCTTGTCTGAGGCCCACCCTTGCCCGGTACTTTCTTATCACTTATCACCCACGGAGCGTAAGGGGTTGGGGATCCAATCGTGCCAACAACATCCCTACCAATAGTTTTTACTTTCGTGTTTATCCCTCTTCCAAGATTGCCAGTTCTTTTATATGTGCTTCCAAATGGAGCCGCTGGATAAGACGGTACTTTTCCATGAACATAATGAGCAGCTTTCCTGGTTGTCTTTTCAATTTCCCTTGTTAGCTTAGGATGAGATAATCGCATTAGCTTTGCTGTTAATTTCTTAACTCCGAATATTTTAAAGTAGTTCATGGCTCATTCACCACTGGTTGAATCCAACAACGGCAGTTATGTGTTATAATCCCATTAGTAGAATATAAACCATAATCATCACATTGGAGGTCGTACACATGCCCGCTAAAATCGAAATTCCTAATCTTGACAATCTTCTCAAAAGATACGTTGCCGGAGAACCTGAGCAAAAACTTGCTCGTGAGACTGGTATCAATCGTGCTACTTTCAGGAGCAGACTCATTGAATACGGCATTAACCCCAGAGGAAACTCCGAAGCTGAAAAAATCAGATGGTCTAAAATGACACCTGATCAGAGATCTTATCAAGTTAATGCGGCGCATGATGCCGTCAGAGGAAAAACCAAAAGTATTGAGTGGAAGCGCAAGCACGCTATTACCAGAGAGCGCACCTTGACTGGCGCAGTTCCTATTGAGGCTATCCTCGCGAATCAACTTATTGGTTCTGGATTTAGTATTACTCAGCAAAAGGCTCTTGGGATATATAACATTGATATCGCCGTGAATATTCCTTCCATCGCTATAGAAATCTTCGGGGGTGGATGGCATGCTTACGGAGCTCATAAGATCAGATTTTTCAAACGCAGTAATTATATCTTCAATCATGGCTGGTCTTTGTTGGTCATTTGGATTGACAAGAGGCGCTATCCCCTCAACATCAACGGCATAGACAAGGTCATTTCTTTTATCAAGCAATCCAGCATTAACCCAACCTCTATTGGTCAATATGGGGTGGTTCTCGGTAACGGTAATATTGCTCCCGTTTCCAGTTGTTATCTCAACACACCCGCCATCGTAAAAAGACTTTGCTGCAGCTTTTACTTCACCGACTGGTAAAACTTCGTTTCCTGGCAATACACAATTAACATGTGCTGGTGGTCTATCATAAGAGCTACTATCATAATTACTAATGAACATAGCGTTGAGCGGTACTACCTGTCCATCCAGACCCATACAAATAGGGCATACGTCCATCCCGGCAGTCATCCACTTCTTACTATCAACCACCTCACTTGCTTTCCACGTTTCCAGATTCCCGCCTGCATAAGCGTTAGTAACTTCTGTAACTGCGATTCTCTTTGCCCTGACCTTACCGAACACTTGAAGAAACTGCGGATCTTTTTCTAATGCGCTCAATGGCTCACCACTCGCAACCCATTCGGAAACTTTGTCTTGAATCATCTTTTGTGTTGAAGAGCCTATTACTGATGTTTCTATTAATGTATGATCTTTTGCCCAATTTACAACTGCATCATTGACCAGCCCCCAATGAACGCCAATTCCAACGGCGGCTTCTTTTCCCATCTTTACAGCCAGCGCGGTTATAAGCGGTAATAGGATCTCATACAGTATGTCGGCTTCATCCATCCAGAAGAAGCCATCAAAGACTGATTTTAGTTCAGGCTTATCGATCATTCAAAATATTCTTTAGTCAACTTTGCAATTAGCTCTTTTTTGGTTATGTCTTTAGACTTTTCCCAATGATCATCTATTGGGTTGTCCTTGCTAACATTCATAGATTTTAGACCAACCTTAGTCATATCACAAACATAAACTCGCTTGTCATCTACCAATCCAACAAACACACCTTTTATTACAGACATCATCCTATCCTTTCTTAATTAAATTAGTTAGCTTTACAATCACGTTATTGAGAAAGTCTAATATAGCAGTAAACAACGGCTCTACTGATTTATAAAAAGCCCTCTTCAACTCGTCTACTGCTATTTCAGATTCACTTCTACCGCTAAATAATCCTTCGCTATCCCAATATGCCACTTCCTTATCAGTCAAGCACCAAAATGGTTTCTTTGTCATAATTTCTCGCTTTCTGCTTCGTCCAATACCCGACCCTTCTGTTTCCTCAAGTGTGTGACCATCTTTTTCATTACCTTATTCTCGTCCTCCGTTCTATTTCCTTCGCCTAATAGCTTAGATTCCAGGATGTCGATTATCTGTTTAGTTGCGCCCTCTTCTAATACTGGTACGTCAAACTGATTAAGCGTTCTTATGAGGACATCCCCACCACTCAAGCGTGGTAAGTTGATCCCTGCTCTAAACTCATTGACCGTGATACCGCCTGCTGTTAGAGCAGCCTGATAACGCTCCCACAACTTCTGAGCCTCTTCCTGATAAGCAGCAACCTTAGAGAAGTCCCACTTGACGTAGATGTTATCTCCAAAGTCTGGAACTAGTCTCGCATTGATCGTATCATCATAATGCTGGAACATAGCGGATAGTGTATCCTGCCACCATGCTTTTCTTGCCTCCGCGTAATTAGAATATGTGCTTCGCTTCAATCCTACCGCAGCACCAACCAAAATAGGCGGCACATCCATGACCATACAAATGCGAGCTTCGTTTCTCTCGTCAAGAGTTTCAAAACCCATCTCTGAGAATGAAAGTCCTGTTTTCTGGAATTCAGCATCAGCGTCCAACACTGCCGGGTCAATCCAATTCTTAGAGCCGCCATATCGCTTGCGCCATCTCCTGCGTATTGCCGTTACCTGTGCTTCCTGTAAGTGTTGTTTAGTCTTTAGGATTCCCGGTGGTATGCCGCCACGTTCCCAGAACATCTTTATAAAGTCAGTTGTTGAATTATCCACATCCCCGACCCTTGCCGCTACTGCTGCAGGAGGCCAGCCCTGATACATATTCAACGGATCGAAGTTCTTGAATACCAGTACATCTTCTTTTGCTATCGGTATCTTTACATTCGTTCCTGCAATCTCATACTCATAATAAGATATAAATTCAGTAGATGATTTTACTGGTCTGATCCAATCAGGTCTTAGTGGCCACAATCCAACCACACGTCCAGCAGCACTTCTTTCTTTCTCCCAATACGCCGTGCCTGCCAAGTCTTCATAGATCACATTGGCAGACCAGAAATCATACTCAGCCATTTCACTATTAGGTTTCTGGATGAGTTGTCTAAGTGGATGATCAGGAAGCTCCTGGTCAGTTCTCTTATCGTACACCTTCAACGCTATCTGACTTGCCGAGTTAGCAGTCTTAGCAACACATGCAAATATAAGTTCATTCTTACGGTATCCCTCCGTTGCCATCGTTTTGAAATCAACCTCTGGATATGATGGCTTTCCTTCGTCCCACCCTTTTACCCGTGTTGCTTGTAATACCTTCTCCCCTCTCATTAGAATATCAAGCCCTAATCTTAACCGATCTATTATATTCATACCTTACTCCTCAACTAACCTTTTCAATTCTCTAAAAAATGATAGTTCTAATTTCCACCTAATAACAAAATCCCCGTGATGTGGCTTTCCTGTATATGCCTTTATACGTTTAACATGCTCTTCAATTACCACGTCTAATAATTCTAAATCTAAATTAGTTCTCGCGGCGAGATTGTCCACTTCTATTACAGGATAACCTAATATTGTTGGATTGCTCATACGTTTATACTCCCATTAATTCAATAACTTTCAGAATAATAAGTCCTGTCGTAGTGCTTATGCAAGCAAATATAATAAGCCAAGCTAAACAGGATGTTACCATTCTAAATACTTCGCCTCTATACATTTATGCCTTACTCCTCTACAATCTTATAACCGCTAAACCCGTGAACAGCAAGAAATAGCGCAACCCTATCTATTTCTTTACGTAGTGCTTTTAGTTCTTTGTGTACACTTATTGTCTCATCATATTCAAAAGGTAACAAATCCCCCATATCGCTAAGCTCAGGTGTTTGGTTATGGTATTTTTCTATATCGTCTATTATCTCCTGCAACCGTTCTTTCGATACCTTAGACATTTATACCTCCGCTAAAAAGAATGTCTGGCAAGTCATCAAACTCTACACCACCATTTTGCCATTAGACATTGATACCTCCATAAAGGGAAAATCCTATACCGCTTATATTATACCTTAATGCGTCAAGTCTGTGGTAATCGGCTTTATCTTTTATCTTCTCGGTTGGCTGACCGTATTCATTCAGCACCCGGCTATAAGTTCCAAGTTCGTCAAGTAGTCCCTTGCATGTGTTGAATACAAATAGCCTGCGTGTTTTGAATAGCTCAATCACCCTATCGATGCCAGCTTCTACGCTGACAATCGGACTTTCCTGAACAGGCACACCTTCAGCGTTCCAGTCCATTCTCTCCTGCGTTTCAGACTTAGCACCACCAATCCACCTTACTGTATTCTCATGTTTATAAGATAATGCAATCACAGCTTTCTCTTTGGTTGTCTTACCACCCATCATCATGCAGCGGTAGATATAATAACAATGAGTATTTGGATCTTCTGCAATCCATAACACCGCCGTATGAACAGCACCAAAGTCAATACCTACGTATCGCGGCCACTCTGGGGGAATGTCAAACGGTTTTATCTTCTGTGTAGTTTCATCATAGTCTGAATAGATCAAGCCTGCAGGGCATTCAAACGTGCCATCATAGAACATGTGAAACTTCCATGCAGGCAGGATCCGCTTCATGCGCAAGTATTCTTTCATTGGAAATTGCGGATTCATTATTGACTTAAAGTTAATTACATCAAAGTCCTTATCGCCTGCCGCCCACCTATCATACACTTCTTGTTTTAGCCAACCCAAGTTATAAGGAGTAGTTGTACCTAATACCCTGGCCCCATAAAGAGATCCACGCCTTTGCACCGCTTCCCATGCACCCAACTTGAATTTATCCTGACCGCACTCGTCCATCCACCCACCTTTGATTGTTGCAGCTTCAAGTCCCTCCTCTGATGAGGCAGATCGCAATATTATCCTTGTTTTCTTATCTTCTATTTTGTATAACACTCTATCTGATGCCTGATAATCCCATCCGGGTAAATAAACCCCAAATACACTCTTAAGCTCTGGTAACATCTTCATCTTGAAAAGATCGTATGTGGCTGTTACTGCCAGGTAGTCCCCTTGTCCGCGAGTTTCTATTTCTCTATTTAGCCACCATGGGCCATAACAGGTTTTCCCTGACTGCGTTCCTGCAATAATGAATGGGAAACGCGCCTTGCTTTCGTGTGCGCTGGTCTGTCCAAGATGATACCTTATTTTATATTCAATACCATCCGCTGTTTCTATTTGAGTTATAAACTCAGTTGTCATTTAATAATTACATCAATGCAGGCAACTGGAATAGACAACACCATTAATCACGCGTCTTGGGAATGATCTTATTCTGTCTTTTCCCGTTGGTAATTTATCAAGTAATACTGTTTTCATCTTCCCCCTCACGTATCCACTTTTGTACTTTACAACAAGTAATAAAAGAACCAACGCAATATCCTAAACCAAAAACTAATATAAACAACATCATTACCGTTACATCACTCATCTTCCTCCTCCTCGTGTTTTAGTATATGGGTTATTGTTACTGGCTTTATCTCGTGCTCTACCTTCACATCAGTAAACAACCCCTGCGCCTTTGCAATAAGCTCCAATGCTCTTTGGGAGCTGTATAACTCAACCTTCAGCCCGTTGGCTGTCGGCGTGATTGACTTGATTAAGTGTAGCTTGCCCGCCTCTTTTGCTTTATTGAAATTGAGCCTTAACTTTCCATCTTCTCCAACATCCATACAACCATCAAGCGTTCCCCTTGCCTGATCTGATAACAGCCCCATTGCCTCTTCCCCTGACATGCACATTTCTTTTACGCGTAAAGCTATTTCTTCTGCCACGTTATCATTTGTTATCAGGCGATGCCCGGCTACTCTTGCCGACTTCTCAGAATATCCGGCTTTTATAGCCG